TGTCAGAAGCTACACAAGCAGCTATCAGGCAGGGAGTAGACTCTGCCGACGCTATCCATTCTCTGGATTTAGGAGGAATATCCGATGATGTAATCAGTGATCTTCTCAGCGGTAGTTACTTCAAAACGCAGCTAGCCAAGAGGCATATTGACGCTATTTATCGAGCTAATCCTAAAGAGGCCGAAAGGCGATTACAGATTATCAATGAAATCATCTCTTCGCAAGAGTCTCAAATAGTACCTATGGGGGATTCAGAGCAGCGGTAATTTTGCTTGCATTTTCTTACAAGATATGGTATAATAGTAACTATGGATATGGACCTCAAAGACGGCGGTATTCTAGGATTTAGCGGAAGTCATTACCAGAGTGACTTTATTAACTTAGTCACCTACGGTATTCCCCGCTACTCACTTAGCCATGTTGGCATACTTGCTCGCAAGAACAAGCGATCCAAATGGCTTGTATTTGAGGCTAACGAGGACGTACCTTGGCAATGTGCTGTAACTCATAGAAAGCATGACGGAGTACAAGCCCACTCTTTGGACCTGCTGCTAGAGCGGTATCCTGGTAAGATGTGGTTATATCGTCTGAATGAGGAATACATATACAAGTACGTCGGCTGGCAAGGAGCATTTGGCATTTCGTTATACTATTCACTCGTGAAGGAGCTTGGCACACCCTACGACTGGATGGGGGCAAAGCGGGCAGGAGGATTTTTTCATTCCGCGATTCATGCGCTGCTGTACAAACAAGACACGTCGAGCCTGTTTTGTTCAGAATTAGTTGCTATGATACTAAACGAGTACGGTATACTCGATACAAATAACGTAAGTAAATGGTCGCCTAATCGTCTTATGCGACACCTTGTAAGGAAGCATATTTACGACAAGGCTGTCAGGTTGAAATAAGGAGAAAAGAATGTGGAAGAAGTGCATCGTGAGTGGTACATTTGTACTGTTGCTGTTGCTGTCAGCTTGTGCATTTGCACAGTATCCTGGTGGCTACTCTGTTGACATCGGCAATCTGCCGAATGTCGGGCAATCTAGCAATTACGGGCCGGTGGAGGCCACTGGACATCTTAAGTCTGTAGTGCGTATCATAGGAGTGGAGTCCCCGGGCCACATGGTCAAGGGTTCCGGGGTGTACGTCAATTACGAGGGATTCTACTGCATTGTTACCGCCAGCCACGTAGTTCGCGGAGTGAGCAAGTTGTACGTGTCCTTTCCGTTTGCTACTCCGCCCAAGACCATCCAAGGCGAAGTGCTGTCTAATGACCCGACTGCCGACTGTGCAATAATCGGTCTGTACCAGCATCCCGAAAACGCAAGTGATATCGTTGCTGGCGTGGCATACAGGGATGGTGCAGAGAGCATGAAATCTTCTCTTTTGCAAAATGCAGGATTCGGCGGGGACGACGTTCTTAATGCAGGTACGGGGAGACTCATACGACTTGTGTCGCCAGCAGCAGGGCTTCCTAAGAGTTGGATGGCTATTTCATCCACAGCACGCTTTGGCGATTCCGGTGGGCCTATTTTTCTACCAGATGGTAAGGTATGCGGTATCCTCTGGGGTAAAGATAATACGTGTATTATGGCCGTGTATCTTAGTGCCGTTCACGCATGTTTGCAAGACGCTAAGTCTAAGGTAGTTGTCGAGGAAACCCAGGTAGTACAGCCCAGGCCGCTTCCAAAGCAGCCGAAGAAGCTGGTTCCAGTGCTGCCTACCGAGCCTCCTGTTTTGCCCTGGAGAGATAAGATTGAGAATGAGATTAAAGGTATCAAGGACAAGATGGATAAAGATAAGCCGTCTCCTCCCAGTGTGCGGCCAACTCCTCCAGTCGAGGATACTCCTAAGGTAATAGAGGATACTCCTAAGGTAGAAGGAGATGGCCGCTACCGAGTTGATCGTCACATTGCTTTGCCCATTGTATTGGGGCTTTGCTTGATATGCGTTGTGGTTGGTGTTGCTGTTCAGTGGAAGAAAACTTACTCTATTCAGTAGGTGGTAAATGAGCAGAGAGGGAAACGATGTAATGCGTGCTCAAAGAGAGTACAAGGCATCAAAAAAGAAACGCAAAGCCGTGCCGTTTGGTAATGCTGTGACGTTTCGTCCGATACTTGTTTTTAAGAAGTTAGCTAATTCTACTAAAATAGGAGACTAGAAAATGACAATTTTGGAAATCGTGCTTGTGAGCTTGATCGGCTGTGCTCTGGCTTACTGGGTTGGTACTTTCTTGTTTAAGAAAGATACCGAAAAGGAGAATCGTCGCAGGGCGGCTAACCAGACCGCCGGTGTGCTGCGTGCTCTTGGTCTCAAGAAAACCCCCGAGTTCCTTGAGGACTACGGTGTCGGGGATTATTCTGGCATGGCAAATAAGATCAAGGAACTGGCCAAGCTGTTCTTGACTGGGCAGGATGCACTTGTGACTGAATTTGGCCAAGTCTTTGAGAGTGTCCTGGATGCTAAGCTTAAAACCGAGACTGGCAGAGCATACGTTGCAGCTAAGCTAGAAGATGCGACGAAAGCTACGGATGCCTCTGTTATCCAAGATGCCCCTAAAGCGGCTACTGTTTAGGTAAGGCTTTGGTGAGACTACCTAGAGAAGCTGCATGGATGCAGTCAGGGACTGGGTAGCCCTTCCTAGGAAGCCCCTGCCCAAGGCCGAATGGATTTGGTACGGGCAGGTTTCTTTTTTCACTACATTTATAATTATGAAACTAAATATCTTTGATGCTGTATTCGCTGCGTGTCTCATTGCTATAGTGCTGCTAGCTGCTGTAGCTTGCGGCGACGAGATGACTCAGCGGCCTGCTATAGTAATGTTTACCTTTGAATATTGTGGCCCATGCAGGTCTGCAAAGGCAGTACTTGAATCGCATCAACGCGACCTGGAACGTCGCGGGATAGCCGTCATCTATTACGACGTTCATGCTAGGCCGGAAAAAGTAAAGCAGTACAAGATAACCGAAACACCTACATTCTTGGTCATAAATCAAGCAGGATCAGTTGTTCTACGTACAAATAATGTCTATGATGCCATACATAAAGCAGGGATGCTAAGATGACTACTAAAGAACGTGATATTCTTGATGCCTTGCGTAGCGATGTACACTCCTATCATAATGAGGTACGTGAGCACATGGCTACATGCCAGCCGTATTTCAAGAATGTGGAGCAGCACAGCTTTGACTTGTATGGCAACCCGGCAGACAGAGAAGGCAACCCAGGCATTATGTCCCAGGTAGCGGACTTGCGAAAGAGTCGCAAAATTATGCTTGGCGTGGTGGCGGGTGCTTGGACGCTTGCTACAATCTTTATTGGCAAGCTAGTAGCCGATTGGCTTTAGAATACGACTCCCCGCTAATTTGATAGCGGTTTGGCCAGTCTATACGACTGGCTTATTTTTTATCCCAGAATCTTTCATGCCAGTAGTAGCCTACTAGCTTTAATGCCATCACGCACACAGTAAATACTATACAATCTACTGCATGACCAAACATGAGATAGGCTAGGCCCAAGGCCGCAGTATTCGAGATTCCTTCCCACGATATGGCCTTGTAGATAGCCCTCTTATTCATGCTAGTCTCCGTGATAGGTAAATAGGTGCCATCTGTTTTCCGACCATGATGTAATCTGGTCGGTATCAAGACATGGGTTGTGGTCCACGTATCTGACATAGTGCTCCAACTCAAGCCACGTAGAAAATATCATCTCGTGCGGAATCATGCCGAAGAGCCACAGCGGGGCCTCTGTCTTGCCTTGTTCACAATGTACAAGAATAGGCTTCTTTTCTTGGTTGGCCCAAGTTATTTCTTCAATGCTACCGAACGTCGGGGTATTCTTGTCTAGGTGAACAATTAGAAAATCTGCCAAGTGAACTAATCTCAAGTCAACTCGTCGTATCCACAGCATTCGCTCGGCAACTTTATCCCAGTTACCAGTAGATCGTGCGGCTTGCAAGGCTACGTTATCTTCAGGGGTCTCTGTTATAAACGAAGTCGGCTTATTACATGGATCAAGCCATTGTATTCCTGTATCGTCTAGCCAGCACATGATCCTTTGTCGCCAACCTACACCACCATCTTGGCATGTCTCGATTGGGCCACAAAGATAGCAGCGAGTATTTTTAAGTCTGTTCATCGTTTATTTTCCATGTACGTGTTGGGGCTTAGCGTATCGAAGAGCATATTTTTCTGCATCTTGGTATGTACTAAATTTTTTCGCTTTTGGGCTAGTGTCAGATGGTGGATAAAATGAAACCCAGTAATGTGTCTCTCTAGTAGAGATTTGGTCAAATACAGTAATATAAGCTATCCAGTTTTTACTTTTCATGTGCCCCATATACTCCATGTTGCTCAAGGCAAGCGAGTCCTACACATACTACTTGTAGCATCTCTCGCAAAGCTGGAATGTCTGATCCTCCTTTTTGCCAAGCATGTTCGGCATCCTCTAATTTACAGCGTAGTATCGTAAGCCACGCACCTACCTCATGTGGATGATCTTCGATAGACCCCCATTTATTGTCTTGGTAGGTGCGTTCCGCGTCTATTGCCATTTGAATTAGCCATTGGTTATTCATATTCTGGTATATCTCCGTTTGTACTAATAGCGACATCCTCTCTTACATCCATCAGTCTCCGCCTCATCTCTGTCTCGGCGTCATGCAGTACGGACAGAGCACGTGATATAGAATGGTAGTTCCAGTGTTTGCTATCAGGGAGCATGGCCCCAGCTACGATCCTGGTGACTACGTAGTTGCATACTCCGACTCGCTCGTCAAACATGGCGTACTCACGTAACTCTTCTACACACTCTTTGATCGGATCATCAAGAAATTGTCTGCTAACGGGCTTAATATACGGCATTACTTGTTTCCCTTTCCATAATTCCATCTGACAAACGCGCTGTAAATACGGGCATACGCAAGTCCCCATTCCCCGCTATGGTCATCAACTCCTGGAGTAAACCAGGATAGAGTGTGTGCCCACTCATGTATCAGCGTATCAAGCTGTACCCCAAACGGGTCTGATTTGTTTACTCGTATGGTGAAGTGCGATTCTTCATACTGACAATTGCCGCACAACTCTTTTAGTCTTACTCTGCGTACTTTAACTGGAATGTCTGGTGAAAATCCCAGACGCAGCCATTCTACTGCCCGTTTCCACCTGTATTCATTAGTTAGTTTCATGTGTAATATGTCTCCGCAGTCGGTATGGGTTTTCCGCCGGGATACTCAAGTCCACTAGGCTCGCCATCGTCACAGGCTGCCTGTGCTGGTTGCAAGTACAGAGGATGCTTCAAAAGTTCATGTAGGTATCCGCTAGCATTAAAAATCACTGCACACAAAGCCTCTTCAAGTTCATCAACACTAGCGTAGGTCAAATTAGCATCCCCGTTATACTCATTCCGATGCAAGGTCCACACATCAACGAAGTGCCGCCATAGGCTTTTAATATATGCACAAAGCGGAATTCCTTTTTGCCAGTTATCACTATCGCGTATTTTTCCATCAGCTTGTACACGATTCTTATTCATGTACTCCCCGTATCTCTTAATCACAAGAGGACTAAGAAACCCGTCGTAGTCAATTTTTCCGTTGTCCGTGTCCCGCGTTGCCCCAGTATTAAATTCTCTCATGTACCTTTCTCCACAAGTTCGTATACAGTAGTTTCACGATTGTTGCGAATATCCCTAAATGCTCTACAAGTTCCTGCTAGCATAGCATTGCGTAGTCTGCCTTGCAGCGTCGAGCGCTTTATGCCTAACTCCTTAGATAGCTCAGTCAGTGTTTTCGCATTTGGAAACTTAGGTACTACTGTAGCAGATAGTGCTTCCTGCCACTGGTCTACAGTAGTAGAGAGCATAGATGAATCGCAAGCCTTGTAAATAAACTCCTGTCCCCTGAATTCCTCCCTCCCTAGAGTACCATCCGCCTTAAATTTTTTACTCATAGCATTCCTCTGTTTTGGGCCTAGCGAGGTTCCACAAACGGTGTCTTGTAAATAAATCCTCGTCTCCGCATCGGACTAGTGTACCACCTATTTGAGGCAAAGTCTGCCGACCACCGGCTATCTTATACACAAACGGAGTTTTGGCCTGCCACCCGGCAGTAGTACAAGCAGTGGCAAAGCCGTGGTAGGTTTGGATACGAGTTTCCACGTTACGGTGACGATGGCTCCTAACAATCACGTCAGGGGGCCTATTTTGCCATCTAGCAGCTTCCACGAAAGCTTGTTCTAGTTCCTTATGGACAGCCGAAGTCTCATAGGCGAGGCTCCCGGCGGTTCCTATGTGGTGACTGAGGTGAACCAATCCGTTGCCGACTTCGATCCACATTTCCCAGCGAGCATACCTGCCGTCGGAGTCTGGGATAGCCCCTAGCTCCATAGCCAGTCGCTCTTCCTCCTGCCCACTCTGGCCAACATGGGCCTCTGTACCCCTAATGTGGTAGTACCGGCCTTCGCAGGCTTCTACGACTGGCTTTAGCAGCCTGTAGGCAATCTTAGCTTGGTCTGTAAGGTTATGGCTGATCTGGGTGGTGGACCCATGATGTGACCCGTCTATAGCATCCCCGTTGCACACTACAGCGAACGGCTCGCCTTTGGTGACTTGTGGAACCCACTCCCCCCAAAATTCGTCCCACCGATTTCGTATGTCTCGCTGGATGGGAGACGGAAAATACGTCCCACCCCCATCTATCGCAGTAGCATCTCCGCACAATCCAAACTGGCATCCACAATGGAGGTCAGACACTACGATCAGGTTATTGATTTTTTGTTTCTTTTTGCGTGGCATTATATGTCTCCTGTTTCTTCTGATTCAATCCAATCCTCGTATTCTTGCTCATACCAGTACGGATCGTAGCCATCGTGCTCATCATCTAGTCTATCATCCCAAAATGGATCATTTACATCTTGAATAATCATCTCACCCTTTCAATTAGAAGCTCAACTCTAGGATGCTGTTTATCAACCATAAACCTAGGAGGACACTTGTGCATGTGCAAACTATCGTCATCGTCGCAAAGACCGCTATCCACAAGGCCATCATAAGTTGCTTTAAGCATTGACTGAAAATTACCCTCATCTCTACGCCTCTTATCCTTGCAATAAAAAGCAAGTAAATCTTGGTATGATTGCTCCCATAAGGCATCCCAGTAAGCCACAGCATCATTCTCGTTTTCGTCAGAAAATATCATGTTTTTAGTCCCAGAAATCCATTCCGTGTTTTCGTATTAGTTCGCAAACTTCATCCGGTAGCTCCACTGGTGGCACGATAAAGTTGTCGATCATGTTGATTATATCTGCATAATTCCCGTCTGCCTTTATGCAACTAGAACACCAGTATTGCGGCCCATCCGTTATTCCTGGCAAGTTCATGGCCAGAGTCGCATCATTGACGTGCATGGGCTGTTCGCATTTGTGACATAGAACTATCATCTCACCCTTTCAATTAGAAGCTCAACTCGTGGATGTTCTTTATCAACCATAAACCTAGGAGGACACTTGTGCATGTGCAGACTATCATCATCGTCGCAAAGACCGCTATCCACAAGGCCATCATAAGTTGCTTTAAGCATTGACTGAAAATTATCCTCATCTCTACGCCTCTTATCCTTGCAATAAAAAGTAGGTGTAACTTGAACAAACTTCCACGGCAGCGTTGTAATCTCTTCTGCGTTAATTGCCTCAGACGCAATTTTCCTGCATTTCTTTGCAGCAGCAGCTTTCATAAATCTACCTCCCACACTTGCTATCATGCAATTGGGCGATAGCACCTTGTTCGGGATCGGGATAATGATGGTCAGCGACTCTTGCATTACACTATTCTAAACCTTGGTCCTTCTTCCGTCAAGTCCATAGCTACTTCACCAGAGAAAACTAGGTCATCTAGCAACTTAGCTCTATCCCCACCCGTTACCCAGCGAGTACGCTTGGTTAGCTCATTTCGCGTTATGCCTTTTTTGCTTTCTTGGACGAGACGCATGATTTTCTGCTTGCGTCTTGCGATTTCGTTTTCTGAGATTTCCGGAACGATGTTTTCGATAAAAGACTCAAGCAGGTAACGTACTAAGTTACACGAGTACGTGGCCTCCGATTCAGTACATCGCGGACTATCAAGACTACTAGCACTAATGATAAGAGCAATTCTCCTAGCATTTTCTTCTCCTTTTTTCCACAAGCAAGCAAGCTGTGGATTTTTGTCACCTAGTTTTACAGTTTCATTATCAAAATCACAAAAGATTTCAGTTGCTTCTTTTGTTTCAGGTATAGTTATCTGATACGGCGGTTTCTCTTGGTATGCCCCGTCTCTATCAGGCATTATAAGCTGTCTTACGGCCGATTCATTGGGCCATTCCGGTTTCCATTCGTAGAGTTGCTTAACTTTCTCCACAAGTGATCGGCTAGGATATGCAAGTCCTTTAAGGTCTCGCTGCTTGGCAGGTCGATCTTTCGAGTAGAACACGAGACATCTGGAAAGCCAGCCGTCTTGCAACTGATCTGGCGATAATCCACAAGCAAAGGATTCTGGTGTTGCTGTTCCATAGATACAGCAGCAAGGTTGGATGATAACTCTTTGCCTATCCTTGTCTGCGTATTCTCTCCCCAGGTACATACTCGATGCTGACGAATAGAGCTTCATTAACATCGAGATTACTTGCGCATGGTTTTTGGATACACCTGATCGGATATGACTCAGAAGATATCCTATCTCGTCCCATAGAAAGAGTGTGGACGGGGACTTTGCCATCCGCTCCTCTATTGCCGCATCCGATGCGACGTATTCCCCCCCAAGTAGTTGCGTACATAATGCCTCACTACATAGATTTCGTATACACGTAATCGCGTGGTTCTTGCCAGCAGACGACGGAGCTACTCCCATGCAGTAGAGATTGGTTCTTGATCCTAATTGGTCTTGGACCTTTCTTCCAAGTAGCGCCCCAAGAAAAGTAAACGCGGCCCCCAAAGATAAAAAAGGTTGCTGGATAAGAGCAGTACTGTTCATCCATTGGCAGATTTCTCC